CGGGATGTGGTGATTTACGCAACTCCGATTATCACGCAGGATATTTCCTACAATACCCGCGATCTGGTTATTGACCTGGGAAACAGCGTCCCGCATCCTGACCGGCTTAATTGCCCCTATGTAAATCGGATCGGACAGCTTACCGTAAGTATATTGCTGAACCGTTTTGCAAAGAAGGAGTCGGTATGGATCTGAAATTCAACACAGTATATTTTACCAAAAAACCTATTCCGCTGCCCCATGCGATTTTTAAGGGCGGCGAAAATAATTCAAATTTAGAAAGGAGCTAATACCAATCCCGGTAAACCGGGTTTCTACAAGATTGATAAGTGTAGAGTAAAGCCGTCTGTTACAGCGTGAAAGCCATCTGGCCGGTAGCAAGGGAGGATTAGACGGTTGACCTCAGCCGAGATGGTTGTGGTCGGTATGAAGCACATCGTTTGTTTTTCTGGCGGTCATTCCTCTGCGATTGCCGCCGTGGAAGTAGTTAGAAAGTTCGGAGCAGAGGACGCGATCTTGCTCAATCATGATTTGTGTCCTCGAACCGAAGACGCTGATATCAAGCGTTTCAAAAAACAGGTTTCGGATTATCTGGGCGTTCCCATTACTTACGCCAATATGCCCGGATGGGATGTTAAGGATCAGTTCGACGTGTGTATGGAAATCAAGGCGTTTAAGGCTGGCGCTCAGTCCACCGCCTTTTGCACCAACAGACTGAAAACCGAACCTTTTCATAAATGGCTGTCCGAGCACTATCCCGCAAATCCTCCCGAAGTAAGGGACGATATCTCATTAGTCTATGGCTTTGACGCCAATGAACAGCACCGTATTCGGCGCAGAGTTGGCATTATGGCCGCAATGGGGTACCAAACAGAGTACCCTTTGACATGGGAGGTACGTACTATCCATGACATCGAGGAGGTTGGGATCGAGCGTCCGAAGACCTACAGCATTTTCAATCATGCAAATTGTACCGGGTGTCTGAAAGCCGGCAAACAGCATTGGTTTGTTGTTTATTGCCTCTATCCTAAAATATGGGAAAAGGCGAAGCTGGCCGAAGACACAATCGGGTACAGTATCCTCAAACAAGGCTATCTTTCAGACTTTGAGGCGGAATTTGCCAAGCTCAAAGAAAAGGCGTTGCCGCCCACTGAAAAAGCCAAACCTCAAACATTTTGGGCCGCTGCACGAAAGCTCATCAGGGACGACGATGATCTGCCGTGCGAGTGCTCATTTTAAGGAGTTGTTTAAGTATGGAACGACGATTTTTTAATAGGCGGTGAGAAGATGGAAGAGCGTACTTATTTGAGCGGCACCAGTTTGGCCGGTATGTCCCCTACCCGCTCTCGTGTGGAGAACGACTACTATGCTACCCCGTTCGAGGCGACAGAAGCCATCCTTAGCCGAGAAGAGCTGCACGGCTCCATTTTGGAGCCTGCGGCTGGTGAAGGGCATATCAGTAAGGTGCTTCGGGAACATTATCCCAACAGTCAAATTATCTCTACTGATCTGGTTCAGAGAGATGATAGGTTCGGATGTGGTATTGTTGGCGGGGTGGATTTCCTCACTGAGAACTATCCCGAAAAATTCAACAACGTCATCACGAACCCTCCGTTCTCTTTGGCGAAAGAGTTCGCTGAGAAAGCTCTGGAGGTATCCACTGGCAAGGTGATCCTGTTTGCCAAGATCCAGTTTCTCGAAGGACGGCAACGTAAGGATTTCTTTGCCACCCACCCTCCGAAAGCCGTGTATGTATTTTCAAAACGTGTTAATCCTTTGAGAAACGGATTGGAAGTTGACGAAAATGGTAAGCCCTGGTCAAGTACCATGTGCTTCGCTTGGTTCGTATGGGAACATGGCTATACCGGCGAACCTTGCATTCGTTGGATTTAATTTGCAACAAAGTAAATCAAGAGGTGCAGCTATGAAGATGGATAAGGTTGCCGGCAGCGGCAATGACGAGTTCTATACACCGGAATATGCGATTACCCCGTTGTACAAGTATCTTCCACCCCCCCCGTGACAATTTGGTGTCCGTTTGACACTGAGGATAGTCTGTTTGTAAAGCTCTTTCGGCAACGCGGCTATACCGTTATCGCAACACATATTGCAAACGGTCAGGATTTTTTCGCTATTGACCCACCGAAGTGTGACTACATCATCAGTAATCCTCCGTATTCCCTCAAAGGCGAAGTGTTTGAGCGGCTATTCCAGTTGAATATACCCTTTGCTATGTTGGTAGGGGTCGTCGGACTTTTCGAGAGTCAGAAACGCTTTAAGATGTTCCGTGAGCATGATTTTGAAATCATGTATCTCAATCGGCGTGTATCTTACTTTAAGAACTACGCCGACCAAAAGCCGTCTCTAAACCCGCCTTTCAGTAGTGTCTATGTCTGCAAAGGAATGTTACCAAAGCAGATTATCTTTGAAGAAATTCAAAAAACCTCATAATAGCAACAAAGAAAATTATTGACTTTATGGAGACAGTATGATAGAATAAAAGCAGTTCGAGGGAGATTGTAAATCCCTCAACCTTCCGTTTAGCAACAAAGAAAACCAACAAAGGAGGAACTAACTTGGATTACCGAACTGCCCTTTTCTGCGAGTTCGATCGTTACGCCGCAGAAAGCTATTGCGCCGTTCATGGTGTTGATCCTACCCTTAACATCGGAGATATTACCAAAGCCGATGAGAAGGTTGTGCCGGATTTCAATGTCATGTTCGGTGGAAGTCCGTGTCAGGATTTCAGCATAGCGGGCAAACAGGGGGGGGCTGCATGGACTTGTAAGCATTGCGGCCACGTATATAATCCCCTGGAAGCTCACTATGATCAACGCGACCATTGCCCTAAGTGCGGATCAACTGAAATCGAGAAGACCCGCTCTTCCTTACTGGTCGAATGGCTGCGTTTCCTAAGAGAAAAGAAGCCTCGCTTCGCTATCTACGAGAACGTTAAAAATATTACCGGTTCTCGCTTCTATGCCACTTTTAACCTCTTTGTCAAAGAGCTGGAAGACTACGGTTACAACGTCTACTGGCAGGTTCTGAATGCAAAACACTATGGAATCCCCCAGAATCGTGAGCGTGTTTACTGTGTCATCATTCGTAAGGATTTAGATAATGGGAAGTTTAAGTTCCCGTCTCCTATCCCTTTGAAAAAAGCGCTGGTAGATATGCTGGAGGATAAGGTTGACGAGCGATACTACCTGCCTGATGACAAGGTAGCTGCCATGATAACCCCCCCCCGTTCAGACAAATCAGTAACACCGTCCGCACCAGCGGAAGAGGTTCCACAGACCACCACTGCTGGGACTTGCTCACTTGCCGGTGTGAAGCTGAGTAAGAAAGGCACCCAGTTTGAAGGATACTGTGAGACGGCCTTGACTTTGCTGGCCCGTGACTATAAGGGCTTTGGAAATCAGCAAATGACAGGAGTTATGGAGCAACATGGTACAAAAGAAAATTCTGAGATATGAACGGACTCCTTATGCTAAACAAATTCGTAAGGATTATGAGCGTGGAATTGTGAAAGAACGGCGATGTAATATGCGTCAGTATTCAGTCAGAACCGATGACTGTACCAATACTATCTCAACCGTTCAGAAAGACAATTATCTTTTGGAGTGGAATGATGAAAGGGCATAATACGATTATCCCCGCTGCAATTCGTGGAAGATATGTGGGGGGGGTAAGATAATACAGCGTTTGGAAGTTCGCCCTAATATGTGTACCAACACTTTGACGGGTGTTCAAAAAGACAATGTATTGATTGAGATAGATGAAAGCGAGGAAGCTAATGTGAAAATCGTATGTGAGCGTCGATGCGATGAAGGTGTGCGTTTTTTCAAAGATAATGTCTGCGGCACTATTCGCACCATTGATGGGGGGGGGACAAGAGAGTGATTGAAAGTAATCCTATCAATCTTGGAAACGTAAATCCTTCTGGTCATGGAATGAACGGGAGTGCTTATGATTCTTGTGGGGTATGCCCTACCCTAACAACCAATAAGGGCGAAGGGACAAAAGTGAAAACACATTTCCGTGTCCGTAAACTTACACAAAAGGAATGCTGGCGCTTGATGGGCTTTTCTGACGAAGATTTCTACAAAGCTCAAGTAGCCATGAATCAGAATTTATACGGTGGAAAAGACCGTAGCGGTTCTCAGCTTTATAAACAAGCGGGAAATTCCATTGTGGTCGATGTGCTTTGTGCCATCATGAAAGAGTTATACGAAGCCATGCCCTACCTCTTTGATGATATAGCAGTTGGATCTTTCTTCTCCGGCATCGGCGCATTTGAAAAAGCACTGTCTACTTTTGATATTACCGATGTTAGCGACAAAGTAAATTATTCTGATAAGAATGATGAACTGAAGCAGCTCGGATATATCAATGATTACAATGGAGACGCCAATCGTGTATACGATGGCGAAACCATTGCACGTGCTTTGAAAGCCGAAGCGGGAGGGGCGGAGCCAAGACTGGATGGTATGCTCTGAGAAGCCCGGAGGTTGACCATGGAGAAAGTCAGAATTAAGCAGGCCACCCAAAAAGGTTATATCGAGTGTGCTGTGGGGGGGGGTAGCGGATTTATCTTACCCGTCCAGTAAAACTCGAAGAGGTCGAGTTCAGGAAGGTGGTTGGATTTGTCCAACTATCACTGCAACAGAAACCGGCATTTGTCGGATAGAAAGAGGTGATTCATATGAGCATTGCGTTGAGAAACCGCCGTGAAGCATATGACCAGATCGAACCGAAGCGTCCTAATCGTAAGGCTATGATTTTGGATATTCTGACCAGCGGTGATCCTGGCGGTATGACTGCTGATGAGATTGGCGAGAAGCTGGTCTCTGAGGGCAAAATCCCCACCAACAGTCCGAACTTCACACGGCCTCGTCTGACAGAGATGAAAGCCGAGGGCAAGGTTGTGATCGTCGGCAGACGTCCTGGCAAGTCTGGGTGCAATACGGCAGTCTGGAAGGTGAAGCGCTGATGTATGGTGAATACACCTGTCTGGACTGCGGCAAAACCTTTGACGATCCGAAGCGATGGGAAGAACGCCATGGGTTAGATTCTCCGCCCTATGAGAATTTCAGCGGTTGTCCTTACTGTGGCGGAGCTTATACCCGGACTATCCTTTGCGATGCCTGCGGAGAACCGATAGTCGGCGATTATGTCAAAATCCAAACAACTGGCGACTGCTATTGTGATGAATGCTTCATGATGAAGTCGCTGGGCGAAGATGATCCATGAGAAGAGGTCGTGAAATGAAAACTTCAGTCAAACGGCGTGCGAAAAACTGCATACGGGGAGCGGTTTTATTGGCCTGTTTCATTGTCGTCTGGTATGTGGCCTCATGCTTCACCCAACCGCTGTTTATCCCCGCCCCTGCTACCGTCTGGGAAGCAATCGTCGGGTTGGCAGAGACAGGCCAGTTGCAAAAAGGACTTGCCTACTCTTTCCTGCGGATTACTGGTGCGTCTGCTCTTTCTATGCTGGTAGCAATTCCCCTCTCTCTTCTGATTTATGGCGTGAAACCTATCAAGGAAACTATCATGCCGGTTGTTTCCTTCCTGCGGTATGTTCCCGTAACCGCATTTTCTCCGCTCCTGATCCTATGGTTTGGGATTGGGGAGCAGATGAAAATTTCGTTCCTATTTATTGCAACGTTTGTCTACTTGCTGCCGTCGATCCTGCTTTGCTTTAACGACGTACCGCAAGATCTGATGGATACGGGCAAGACAATCGGAATGACCAGTTGGGAGACAATCAAAGAAATCCTGCTCCCCGCATCGCTCCCTTCAATATTCAGTACGTTCCTTATGATGTATGGCATTGGCTGGACATACTGCGCCGTGGTAGAGGCAACCAACGCTAAGTATGGCTTGGGCTTCATCATCAATGTAAGCTCCGCCAGAGGCCGTACCGCCGTGGTGTTCGGGGCAATCATCGTAATCATGTTGTTCAGCTTCGTTTTTGACAAGTTGGGGAACTTGCTGATCCGAAAGATATTCCAGTGGAGGTACTGCGATGATCAAGTTGAATGATCTGGCTATTGGGTACAACGGCGAAGCAATTCTGGAGCACATCGACCAGGAATTTGACGACGGTTTGATTTACGGTATTTTGGCGAAGTCTGGTGCCGGTAAGACGACCCTCCTCAAAACCATCTCTGGCCTTCTTCACCCTGTTCATGGTGAGGTCGTCATTGATGGCACTACCTATCGGAACGCCGACAAGAACCCTGTGTACATGATGCACCAGCGCTATTCCAACTTCGGATGGCTTTCCTGCACGGAGAATGTGCTGATTGCCCAACGGGACAAAAAACTCCGTAGCCGCGATGACGCTATCAAGGTACTTGCAGCGGTTGGGTTAGAGCAGTATGCAGATAAATGGCCGTCTCAGCTATCAGGTGGTATGCAACAGCGCCTTGCGTTGGCGAGAACACTGTATGTCAAGCCGAAATACCTACTTATGGATGAACCATTATCCGCTTTGGACGACAAAACCCGTAGCAAAATGCAGCGTTTGATTTTGGATGTCCATGCTGAGACAGGCAACACAATCATTATGGTAACGCACAGCCAGGACGAGGCGTTCAAAATGTGCGATAAAATAATCAAATTTGAAACGAGAGGAGCTGTAACAAACCATGGCAGGTTTATTTGAACGCATGGGACTGGTTCGTACCGAATACGAAGGTATGCCTGAAATCCCTATGCAACCCGTATCCGAGCCTATGTACGCGCCTGAGACGCCGGTAATTGACGCTACTCAGGTGTCCTATGATGATGTGATCGCATCCATCTATCAGCAGGGCGATATCGACGACGAGAACTCGATCTTCAAGATCAAAGCGTATATCGACATTCTGCCCCAGGATATGACTAAGGCCAAGAAACAGGCGTCCATCGCCGGCATTCTCAGCGTCAACGGGATCAATGTGGATGATCTCATTGAGGACGGTCTGAAGCGTGGTCGCGCCTTGGACGCTGCCGAGGATAGTATCAGGGCGGAAAACGATGCGCTGATCGCTGAGACCGAGGCGGATATCGAACATCTGAAGTCCCTGATCGAGCAGGCGGAAGCCAGAATTGAGGAATCCAAACAAAAGACCTCTGATTCCAGCGCCGCCATCCAGAAGGAAAAAGAAGCTATCAGTCAACTCTTGGAGTTTGCGAACGGCGTTGCCGGTAAGGAAGGAGCACAGTAATGGGCATTGTGATTGGAGCGGTAGCGGTTGTATTTGTGCTCGCCCTGATCATCTTCCCCGGTGTCCGGGGTAAGCTGAAAGTCCTCGTTGGAGGGTTCCTCAACATCTTCGTGGAGGATATCGCCAAGACACCCGAGGGTGCAAAGGCTGTTTTCCAGCAAGCCATTGAGGAAGTGCAGGAGCGTTACAACAAGGCTGGTGACACCCTGAATCGGTTTGTGGGCGAGCAATCCTCCGTCCAGAAGAACCTCAACAAGCTATATGGAGAACTGAAGGACGTTGAATCAAAGTGTGAGTCTCTGGTCAGATCTGGCAATATGGCCGATGCTGCCATTTTTTCAACCAGGCGTGAGGAAATCCTGTTTGAAATCTCCCAGAAAGAGGGATACCTGCGAGAGATTGAACCTATGGTAAAAGAGGCTCAGACCGTTTATGAAGCGTACGACAAGAAACTCCGCGAGCTGAAAAAGCAGAGCCGTATGACTGTCGAGGAAATGAAACTCCGTGGCAACATGAAGGATCTCTTGGGCGATCTGGACGAGCTGCGCCGGGACTCTGCCACTGATAAGCTCTTGGGCAGTGTCCGGGACGGAGCGGAGGATCTTCGCAAAGAGGTTGATGGTGCGATTGTCGTTCACGCAAGCCGTACCACCACCAAAATGTCAATGGCTGAGAAAAATGCAGCGAAAGCTCAGTCGGATGCTTACCTGCAGTCTCTCGCCACAAAGTATAACGGGAAGCCGGCTATTCAGGCTTCACGGTCTGGCGTCACCTTCGACGCTCCTAAATCCAAAGTGAAAGAGGAAAGGAAGTAACTTACCATGAAGAGAATGAAACTCACTACCGCTGGCCGTGTGGTGATCTTCGTCATCGTGCTGGCGCTCCTCGCTGGTATCGGCGGCTTCGGCTACAACTACTACAAGAACAACATCGCAGACGACAAACCCATCAGTTCGGGCACCCAGTCTGGCAGCACGTCCCAGAAGCCCACGACAAAGCCCTCCGCCGGCAAGACGGACACCTCTGATCCCGTGATTAACCTGTCTCTGGATGAGTGGGTGGGCTGGAAGCCTATTATCGACGCTAACCAGGGCTTGACCACTCAACCCGGTTCAATTTTCGACCAGTTGGGCATTAAGGTTAACATCAATATCATCAATGACGCAACTGCCAGCAGCAACGCTTTGATTACTGGGGAGCTGAATGCTGCGGGTTATACCACCAACCGTGCCGCGTTCCTATCTGGTAAGTTCCAGGAGGCCGGATTGGATGTGGTTATGCCGGTATTCACCAACTACTCCGCTGGTGGCGACGGCATTATTGCTAAGTCCGGTATCAACACCGTAAATGATCTGCTGGGCAAGAAGATCGGCGTTCCCAGATTCAGCGAAGCCCAGACACTTGTGGCATGGTTTGTTAATAAGAGTGACCTGTCCGATGCTGATAAGCAGTCTATCATTGATAATATGATCCTCTTTGACGATGCGTCTGAGACGGGCGAGGCGTTCTTCGCCGGCCAGCTGGACGTGGCAGCGACTTGGCAGCCTTACCTGTCCTATGCGACCGAAAACGGCGATGCGCACATCATGTTCTCTACCACAGCCTCTAAGAGCCTGATTATGGACGGTATCGTATTCCGTTCCGACTTTGCCCAGGCACACCCCGACGTTGTGACCGCCTTTATTGATGGTATCTTCCAGGCCAACGCAATGTATACCACTGAGTTTGACTACATCCGTTCTGTCATGCCTATGTTCGCCGGCGTTTCCGACGAGGAGATTAAGGCTCAGTGCGGCGATGCCGAAATGATGGGCTACGCCGAGAATAAGGAAGTGCTGGACTCCACTGCTCCTTCTGTCTACTTCGATATGTGTGATATCTGGGAGTCTTTGGGTGAGACGGTCAATCGCAAGGTGGCTATGACACTCTTTGATAACCAGTATCTGCTCCCTCTGGCAAGCAAGTATTCTTCTACCTCTACCTCTACCAGCAAGCCCGTTGAGCTGACCGAGGAGCAGAAGCAGGAAATCGTCAATTATGAGGCGCTGCTGACCAAATCCATGACCGTTGAGTTTGTGGCTGATACCGCTCAGTTCAAGAACCCCGAAGAGGCATACGCCATCATGGATGAGTTCGTTTCTATCGCCAATACTCTGGATGGCGCGATTATCCAGGTAGAGGGCAATATCAATGCCCGCAACTACTCCGACTCTGGACAGGCGCTGTCTGCTGAACGTGCAAAGGCTGTCGCCAAGTATTTCATCGCTTGCGGTATTGATCCGAACCGTCTGATTACGGTCGGCAATGGCAACACGAAGATGGTTGCAGATCCCGGTTCTGCCGATGCCTACCTGAACCGTAGAACCGACGTGTTCTTCAAAATCATCGAAGAGTAATCCTGCGCCTTACGAGGAGGGGCGTTGTCCCCTCCTCGGGGCACCAACATAATAAAGGAGTGGTCAATATGGATGTAGTGAATGTAGAAATCGCAAATTTGGACGATCTGAAAAAACGGTTCGTTGAAATTTGCGCTACTATCAATCGTCCGGGTATGGAAGACCTAATGGCGTGGTTGGAACGTTCTGACTTCTATACTGCGCCGGCAAGCACACGCTTCCACGGCAACTATACTGGCGGGCTGCTGGAGCATAGCCTCAATGTGTATGACAAGCTCTCTGGGTTTGTGGCTCGCTATCCTGAACTGGAGATCTCACCGGAGACGGTGGCGGTCACTGCGTTGTTCCACGATCTGACGAAGGTGAACTACTACACCGTTAGCTCTCGGAACGTCAAGGATGATGTTACGGGCGCATGGCATAAGGAGCCGTTCTACAAAACGGAAGATCGTCTCCCGCTTGGTCATGGCGAGAAATCTGTCATCATCCTGCAGAGCTTCATCAAGCTCACACGTGACGAAATTGTTGCAATCCGCTGGCATATGGGCAGCTTTGATTGTGCAGTCAAAGGCGGGGATTACGGTATGGGCAATGCTTTTGAAACTTACCCGCTGGCAGTCATGACGCATTTGGCTGATATGGAGGCTACCTATCTTGTCGAGGGTTTAGCGGCAAAGTAAATCAACGGAGGCTAACATGGAAAAAAGCGTTTTTCAAATTCTGAACGAGTACGACATCACGGAGCACCTCAAGAAGAAGGATAGGATCATCTACCTGCCTTGGTCTAAGGCATGGATGATCGTGAAATCCCTCTTCCCCAGTGCCAAGTTTACCATCAACAAGGCCGCTGACGGCTGCATTTACCATACGGACGGAAAGACCGCCTGGGTAGAGGTATCTATCACCATCAACGACCAGACTGAAACGGAGTCTCTGGCTGTTATGGATTTCCGTAACAAGTCTATTCCCATCGACACGATCACTTCTGCCGATGCAGAGAAGTCTATCAAGCGCTGCTTGGTCAAGTGTGCTGCTCTGCACGGCCTGGGTCTGTCTCTTTGGACGGGTGAGGAGCTGTCCAGCGCCGCCCGCAAGAAGAAGGAAGACGATCTGGACGATGTGAAACAGGAGATCCTGAGCGTTGTTGCCGGGAAGCTGGAAGCCGGTGTATCCAAAGACACCATCTACAAGGCTATCGAAAGTGTTGCCGGTGTGAAGAACCCCAACGCTATCAAGGATATCGCAACGGCTCAGAAAGTCGTTGAGCAGATCAAGAAACTGGAGGTAAAGCACAATGCTTAATAAGGTAATCATCATGGGTCGTCTTACCCGCGATCCTGAGATCAAGAAGGTAAACAGTGACATCTCCGTGTGCAGCTTTTCTATCGCCTGCGACCGCGACATCGTGAACAAGCAGAACAATGAGCGCGAGACGGACTTCTTCGATGTGACTGCGTGGCGCTCTACGGCGGATTTCGTTGGCAAGTATTTTGGCAAGGGGCGCATGATCGTTGTTGTCGGTCGGCTGCAGAAGCGCAACTACACCGATAAGGAGGGCAACAAGCGTTCTGCCGTAGACATCATTGCCGAGAACGTCTATTTCGGCGATTCCAAGAAGGACAGCGAGACTTCTGACAACGCCTCTGCCCCCACCACCGGATATGCTACCGCTCCTTCTCAGAACAGCGACTTCGCAAATGTCGGTGAGGAAGATGGAGAGCTGCCCTTCTGATGGATAATTCTTTTCTCCTGGACGCTATGGACTGGTCATACTCCCGCGTTAGCAGTTTTGATCAGTGCCCGCGTATGTTTGACCTTACTTACCTCCAGTGCATGGATCGCGTGGACAACGCTTTTGCTCAATGGGGTTCACTGGCGCACTCGCTTTTAGAGCGATATTTTCGTCAGCAGGTCGAGCTGTGGGATCTATCCGGCCTCTATGAGAAGGAATACGCAAGAGCAGTTACAGAACGGTTTCCATTTCCCCGACTGGAAGATAGCTACTATGAGCGCGGTATGGAATACTTCGATAATTTCGGTGGACAACTGGGAGACGAAGAAAAAGTGCTTGCGGTCGAAGATCGGTATACCTCTACACTGGGCGGCAGACCAGTGGTAGGTATTATAGATCTGGTGCTTCGTAATAGGTCTGGGCTGATTGTTTGCGATCACAAAAGCCGGGGCAAATGGAAATCCAGAGAGGAACGCCGCAAATATCTCCGCCAACTGAACTTGTATGCAGTACGGGTCAAAGAGGTCTACGGTGAGTGGCCGCATGAACTTTGGTTCAATAAGTTCCGTGAAGGTATCTTGGACAGAGATCCATTCAACATCGTAACTGCTCAGGAGGACATAGACTGGTTCCTGCGTTCCATTGACGACATCTATAAGGCAAGGAATTTTCCTGCCAAACCTGACCGTTTCTTTTGTGACTACCTGTGTTCTGTGCGCGAGCATTGCGAGCATTCCAGCCAATATGTTACGGAGGAATATGAGTGATGGGAAAGATCAAGGTAATTTTCCTCGACGTTGACGGTGTGCTCAACAGTGATCGTACAGCCCGCAGAACCCAAAGCGGCTATACGTTTGTTGACAACAGGCAAATGAAGAACCTGAAGCACATCATTAACATGACAGGAGCTAAGGTCGTTCTTTCCAGTGATTGGAGATACGACCGAGATGACCCGAGATACAACGGAGACTATCTGGAGCTGGAAGCAGAGCTGTTGAAATACGGGGTTCGTCTTTATGGCTTTACGCCGGAGCTGCCATCCTGCCACAGAGGTATGGAAATTGACTGCTGGTTAAAAGAACATAGCGAGGTCGGAGACTTCGTAATTCTGGACGACCGGACAGATATCGAGCCGAACAAAGATCACTGGGTTCAGACGGTAATGCGTCGGGGACTCGGTGTTGAGGAGGCCGAGAGTGCTATCCGCATCTTGAACGGCAAATGAAAGACGGATTTTATTCGGATAAGACCCGTCCACATGAAGTGGGCGGGCTTACCGAAGAACTGAGGTGATTTTACCCGTGCAGATTGATAGAGAAACAATTTTGCAGGCCAAAGAAAAGCTCGGAGACCGTAACGCTCAAATCATCGTCGAAGAGCTGGGGATTACCGATTTCGATGAGAAAAACATGAAGTGTTGCTGCCCCTTCCATCAGGAGGATCACGCTTCCTTCATTTACAACAAGAAAGCATTCAACTTTCGTTGTTTCGGTAGTTGTGGCCGTAGCTACGACATTCTGGACGTTTTCATGTATAAAGGCGCAACTTATGCCGAAGCCTGCAGGAAACTTTTCGAGCTTGCTGAAATGCCCTACTCTTTCGGAGAGCTGGGTGTGAAAACCAAACGGCATTATAGGTATCCCCATGAGGTTCCCTGCACTGATAAGTCCAAAGTGTACGCATATTTCGAGCAACGTAAGATCAGTCGTGAGACGCTGGATGCTCTCGATGTGCGGCAGGACTCCGAGGGAAACGCAGTATTCAACTACTACGACACAAACGACGTGTTGACGATGGTGAAATACAAACCGTCGCATAAAGTCCAGCATGGTCAAGCAAAATGCTGGTGCCAGCAAAACTCTGATACGGCTCCATTGCTGTTCAACATGAACCGTATCAACGTTAATTCTCCCCTTCTGATTTGTGAGGGTGAGCCGGATTGCCTTAGTGCGATTGAGGCAGGATTCAAAAATGCTGTTTCTGTCCCTCTGGGCAGTTCAAACCTCCACTGGATCGACGAAAACCTGGAATGGCTCGATCAGTTTGACAGCATTATCATTTGCGCCGACAACGATGATGCCGGCGTGAAAATGCAGAAAGAGTGCGTTCCTCGGCTGGGTAGCTGGCGAACAAAGGTTGTAGATATCCCGGCAATCCCCATTGGAAATACTGGGCGGGTAACAAAAGACCTGAATGAGATCCTTTACGTCTGCGGGAAAGACAAGGTGTTAGAGCTGATTTTGGACGCTAAGGACTCTCCTGTTCCTTCCGTAGTTGATCTTTCCGATGTTGAACCGACCGAGTATGAGGATGTTGACGGTGTGACTACCGGGCTGAAAGCCATTGATGATGAGCTGATGCGGCTCTTTTTTGGAACGCTTACTATCGTGAGTGGTCAACCCGGATCTGGTAAGAGCAGTCTTCTTACTCAGCTCGCGTGTAACTCTCTCGATAATGACATCGGTACATGGCTTTTCAGTGGAGAACTTCCCAACGGTGTAGAAAAGTCTTGGTTCAACTACATTTTCGCCGGCCCCCGCAATATCTCAGATGCGATCTCTCGTCGGGGTAATCCTTACAAGAAGATTTCCACGACGACGCTTGCCGAGATCAACAAGACCTATAAAGGGCGTTGGCATATCTATCGTGACGACTACGACAACATACTGGATAAGCTCATCGACTCTATGACGGATACCGTGCGAAAACACGGTGCCCGTTGCCTGATCCTCGATAACTTCATGTGTATTGACACTGAAACCAGCGAAGAGGAGCTGCGTTCTCAGACAGATACGATTAAGAAGCTCATTGAGTTTGCTAAGAAATATCAAGTAGCTGTAATTCTTGTTTGTCACCCTCGAAAGATGGACGCCGGAACCAATGTAGGTATCTATGATATCGCTGGAACCAGCAACATCGTGAACCTGGCACATCGGACTATTGGCCTGCGGCGAGTGACGGATGCGGAGCGTGAGAACGCTGCAAAATATTCTGAGAAGCGCCGCCAGTTGCTCAAATACGATGTGATCGTAACTATCGTCAAAGACCGTATGTTTGGCCGGCAGAATATCGACGTTGGCCTCTATTACGATCCCGCCTCCCGCCGTTTCTTCGGCGATATGGACGAGTACGACCGTCGTTTCTCTTGGGACAAGAAGGAGTACAAAGAGCCTTTGCCTCTCCCTCCTCAGCTGCTTGCTGAAGAGCGTGCCTCCGAAGATGAAGCATTTGGAGCGGTGAACGACAGAGAGGGCTAACTATGGTGGATTTCGGAGTATGTGACTGTGGCGGTAGCCTCATCCCTGTTTGGTTTACAGAAGAAGAGACAAAGGTTGCCAATGGCATTATGTATAAGACAGGCCGAGTTCGTAGGGCGTGTTCTCACCTTGTATGTGAGGATTGTCTGAAAAACTTTTGCGTTGACGATACCTTTGACGGGCCGTGGCACAATCGGAGGTGATCTTATTGAGCGGTAACTATACGGCATACCATGTCCATACTGAATTGTCGCTGTTAGACAGCGCGACGAAGTTTGAGGACTATATCGCTAAGGCTGTCGAGCTGGGGCAGACTGCCATTGCTTTTACGGAGCATGGTAACATCTATCAGTGGGTCGCCAAAAAGATGGCCTGTGATAAGGCCGGATTGAAATATCTGCATGGCTGCGAAGTCTATTTGACTGAAAAGCTGTTGCTTACCGATCCACGCACCGGAGAGCAGAATAAGGTACGCGACAACTACCACACCATCTTGATTGCCAAAAACTACGCTGGTCTTCAGGAGATGAACGAGCTGATCAGCCGATCGAATCAGGGCGACCACTTTTACTACAAACCCCGTATCACGTTTGATGAGTTCCTTGGTATTTCCAGTAACGTCATCAAGATCAGTGCCTGCCTTGCTTCCCCGTTGAATCGCATGAGCATTACTCATCCTATGTATGAGCGGCTGCTGAAGCACTACGACTATCTGGAAATCCAAGCGCATGACCACCCGGAGCAGGTTGCCTACAATCGCCACTTGGCGGAAATGTCTCAGAAATATGGCATCCCGCTCATTGCAGGTACCGATACTCATAGCCTCAACAAATACAAGGCTGAGTGCCGAACGATCTTGCAGTTGAGTAAACACATCGAGTTTGCCGACGAAGATACGTTTGACCTTACCTATAAATCCTATGACGAGTTAGTAGCAATGTTCGCAACGCAGGACGCCTTACCGGAAGCGATGTATTTGGAGGCCATTGAGAACACCAACCGTATGGCCGACTCTGTAGAGCCGTTTGAGCTGGATATCTCGTTCAAGTATCCCATTCTCTATGGTGAACGCGATCGAGAGGTGCTTCATCAAGTTCTTGATGATAACCTACAAGCAAAGATCAAAGAGGGTGCTATCACTCCAGAGCAGATCGAGCCGTTCAAAGCGGCCATTGCTGAGGAATGCCGGGTCTTTGACAAAATTGAGATGTCCGGCTTCATGCTTTTCATGAGTGAATTGGTGACATGGTGTAAATCTCATGGTATCCCCATTGGTTTCAATCGTGGTTCCTGTGGTGGATCTCGTGTAGCTTATGTCACCAATACAACAGACCTCAATCCTGAGACATGGCATACAGTGTTCAGCCGCTTCTGTAACGAAGATCGTAAGGAGATTGGCGATATTGATATCGACGTGTCACCCTCCCAGCGCGATCTGGTTTATGACTACATCATCAACCGTTTTGGTCAGGAAAAGACCGCATTTATTCTGGCAATCGGCACTATCAAATCTAAAGGCTGTATTGATGAGATCTGCCGTGCTTTGGCACTGCGTTGGAATCGTGAACACCAACGGGACGAGAAAGAGTTCCGTAGAGTGATGGCACAGCTCAAAGATGAGAATGTGAAGATCGTTTTTGGAGATGCGCGAGACGGATTTAGCCTGTATTTCTTTGATGAGGCTGGCAATCTTCTTTTGCCCAGCCGCATGAAGGACATCCCCCGTGCCGAGCTGATCAAGCAGTTTTCCAAAGAGTACACAAAACTCAAAGAGGAAAACGAAAGGATCTTTGCTAAGAACCCCTGGGCTGGTAAGGCAAGTGCCAATATCAAAAAGGAGTTTGAGGCAGACGAGGCAGCGGCTCGGGAAAAGTATCCCGAAGTATTCTACTACTACGACGGGCTTCTTGACGTGGCGATCTCTCAGTCTATGCACCCTGCCGGTATTGTGGCAAGCCCTATTACCCTCCGAGATAACTACGGTACGTTCATCTCTGACGGTAAGGAAATCCTGCAGATTGACATGGAGTGTGTGCATGAGGTCAGTTTGGTCAAGTATGACATTCTCGGATTGAAAAACATCGAGATTATCAAAGACGCTTATGAGCTGCTGGGTAAGCCCTACCCGAAGTCTCACGAAATCAACTGGAACGATGAGGCTGTCTGGAAGGATATGCTGAGATCTCCCATTGGTATCTTCCAGTTTGAAGGAGAGTTCGCGTTCCAGATGCTTAGGCAGTACGAGCCGCACAGCATTTTCGACATGAGCCTTGTTACAGCGGCGCTTCGTCCTTCGGGCGCGTCGTACCGCGACGACCTTATGCAGCACAAGCCTCACAAGAACCCCTCTCCTATCATCGACGAACTTTTGGCAGATAACAATGGCTATCTTATTTACCAAGAGGACGTTATCAAGTTCCTACAGCAAATCTGCGGCTTCTCTGGGTCAGATGCAGATAACACTCGCCGCGCTATCGGACGAAAAGACGAAGAACGGTTGAAAAAAGCTCTTCCACAAATTCTTGAGGGATATTGTGAAAAGTCACCGCAGTCCCGTGAAGTTGCAGAGCAGGAGGCAAAGGAGTTCTTGCAGATCATCCAAGACGCTTCCAGCTATATGTTTGGTTATAACCATTCAGTCGGGTACTGCATGATTGGCTATCTGTGCGCTTATCTGCGGTACTACCATCCGTATGAGTTCATCACAGCCTACCTTAACAATGCCAACGGCGAGGAGGATGTGAAGAACGGGAACGAGCTGGCAACGCTTTACGGTATCAGAATTGTCCCGCCGCGTTTTGGCCTTTCCAAGGATAAATATTTGCTGAATACCGAAGAGAAGGTTATCGCCAAGGGTATTTCTTCTGTAAAGTACATGAATGCCGATGTTGCCAACGAACTCTATGAGCTGGCAAAGGCCGGCAAGCCTGAGTCTTTCATGGACTTGCTTATGCAGCTGGACGAGAAAACACACTTGGATACACGGCAGCGGGATATTTTGGTGAAGATCGACTACTTTGCTGAGTATGGCAATTCCAAAGAGTTGTTGCGTATGGTGAACTTCTTTTCTTTCTTCAAGAGTGGAACGATGAAGAAGATCTCCAAGGACAAGGTAACGGCTGAATTGGAACCCATAATCGCCCAGTATGCAACTGATAAGTCCAAAAGCGGCCAGCCAGCTAAAAGCTATACCTTCACCGATTTGCCCGGATTACTTCGGTATTTGGAAGTGATGGTCAGGGATATGCACATTCAGGATTTCGACCTGAAAAGCAAAATGCAAATCCAGTTGGAAAATCTGGGCTATATCGACCTAACCACCAATAAAAAAGAAGATCAGCGAAAACTGGTTATTCTGGATATCTACCCCTTGCGGAGCAAGAAAACCAAAGAGATTTGGGCTTACGCCTTGCAGGTGCGGTCGATTGGCACGGGAAAAACAAATCGGTGGACAATCTACTCAGAACTCTACGATCGCAAACCGCTTCAACGCTACGATACCATTTATGTTCCTATGAATGGATGGGGCGAGCGGCGTGGGTATCTGTATTTGTACAACTACGACTATGTAATTTAGGAGGCATTTTCAATGCACGAGACGAAATCGAAATGGTTCAAGAAAGTTCTCAGGGCGACGCTGTGTTTCTTGGTAGTCTGCGGATCTCTGAGTGCAATGTTGTTCGTCCCGAACAAAGGGGAGGAAACACCACAAGTCCCCATCGAAAAGGAACTTTGTGTTTACTCTGCGCCGCCTCAAGTGTCGCCCACACCTACGCCTATTTCTATTGAGGAAGAACCGGCAGAACCCGAGGCAGACCTTAACCCATATGCAGAACTGTCACCCACGGATACCGAAAAAGAGCTGCTGGCGTGTATGGCCTACAGCGAGGCAGGAAACCAGAGCTTTGATGGTCAGGTTGCCGTGGTGCAGGTAGCGCTTAACCGCTATATGCACGAAGCGTATTCCGGCAGTATCAGTGATATTCTCTTCTCACCTTGTCAGTTTGTGGTAGGAGATTACTATGGGTCTGTGCAGATGGAAGCAGTAGATGCTGCTCTTGCCGGCCATCCAGCGTTGGATTTGAATACCGACGTAGTGTACTTCTCTACTGGATCTTTGACCTATGGTAGCTATTATAAGACGATCGGCGATCACGTCTTTCGCACTTATATTTGATAGCAGCAAAGTAAATTAAGCAAGGAGGATCAACATGGGAACAGTTACAATTCAGCGATTCACCTATAAGAACCCTATTTCCATGATCGGTGAGGAAGCTGGTGTCTGCTGGGGTGCAGATACCAGCGACCCCGAAAAAAACTACAAACGCGGCTTGGATTGCTTGGAAAACGAGCACGGCAGAACGTTTGAGTTCCCGGATGTCTATATGATCCTGGACGGCTATTCTGCCAGAGTGATCCGTGAGTGGTATACCCACATCGGCGGCGCTCCCACCAGACTGCAGGCCAGTACCAGATACATCGACTATGAAAGCGGTTTCGATTATGTAACACCGCCCAGCATTGCGGGTAACTCCGCCGCCGTCAAAGTCTACGACTGGATTATGAAGTGTATCCAGACCGGCTTGAAGATGTTGGAAGGGTTTGGTATCCCCAGAGAAGATTCTGCGCTTGGGCTTCCTCTGGGCATGGGCACCAAGATTGTGTGCAAGCATAATCTCCGCAACCTAATTGATATGTCGCATCAGCGGGAATGCAGCAGAGCTTATCACGAGTACCGTGGCCTGTTCGCTGATGTTGGTAACGCTCTGAGAGAGTATTCCGACGAGTGGGCATATCTGGTCGATCACTACTTTATGCCGAAGTGTGAATACTTCGGGTTCTGCCGGGAGAAGAAGTCCTGCGGCAGAAAAGGAAGGAGAGCTGCGGAATGAAAATCGTTTGCATTTCGGGTAAAGCCCAGCACGGTAAAGACACTACCGCCAAACTTTTGGAGGAGATTTTGGAAGCCCAAGGCAACCGTGTTTTGATTGTCCACTACGGCGATCTGGTCAAGTACGTATGTAAGACCTTCTTTGGCTGGGACGGCAAGAAGGATGAAAAGGGACGCACGCTTCTCCAGCGTGTCGGTACTGACAAAATCCGCGCTGTCTCTCCTGATTATTGGGTAGATTTCATTGTCAGTATCCTCGACATCTTCTGTGACGAATGGGATTACGTGCTTATCCCTGATACTCGTTTCCCCAACGAGTATGAGATCTACGAAACCTACGGCATGGACGCTATTTTGTTGCGGGTAGTTCGCCCCAACTTTGTGTCTCCGTTGACCGAAGAGCAGCAGAAGCACGCTTCGGAGACTGCATTGGACGATTACCAGTACGACGCTACGATCGTCAACAGCGGCAGTTTGGAAGATCTCAAAGAGGCCGTAAACAACTTTGTGAACAACGCTCTCAAAGGAGAACTCCATGAAGAAACTGACAATTCTGTTTGATGCCGACGATACCGTAGAAAACCTGAGTGATTGCTGGATTGCAATGTTGAACGAGCGTTATGGCACCTCCGTAACGCCGGAAGATGTTCACGGCTGGGATATCTCCCTTGCTTTCCCCACGCTGACGAAAGAGCAGGTATTTGGCGTACTCCATGATGACGAGCTTTGGCGGCGTATCACTCCGATCCCCGGCTCTGTTGAGGTACTCCAAAAGCTCTATGACGAGGGGCACCAGCTCTATATGGTGACTGCATCCAGCTATCACACCTGCAAAACGAAGGTGGAACGGCTTTTAGAGCTGTTCCCCTTCCTGGACTGGGAGCACATCATTTTTGCCTGCAACAAGCAAATGGTGCGTGGTGACGTTTTGATTGACGATGCCCCACACAACTTGGTTGGGGGCGAATACGCCAAAATTCTTTTTGACCGTCCCCATAATCGTAGCTTTGACCATGTAGCTCATGATGCGCTCCGGGTAAACACGTGGGAAGAAATTGACCAAGTTATCCACAGCTATCTTTTGTAAGGAGGAATTTTTATGGTTGTCATTAAACGTGATGGCCGTGAAGCCGAGTTTGACAAAGGCAAAATTGCCAACGCCATTCTCAAGGCATTCACGGAGGTTGAAAAGCTCAGTGCGGTAGGAGATAAGAACGAGGTGCCCAAGAAAATCTCCACCCGTTTGTATAACCGCTATCAGCGGCGCAACCGTGCGATTTTTGTTGAGGAAATCCAGGACGATGTTGAAACTGAGCTGATGAAAGAGGGCGAGTTCGTAGTCGCCAAAGCGTACATCAAGTATCGCTATGAACATGAGCTTCTGCGGAACGCTTCTTCTCTGGACGGCAAAATCCTCTCTATTGCGGATAACGTCAATGAAACAGTCATCCAGGAGAACAGCAACAAAAATCCCACAATCCTCTCTACTCAGAGAGACTACATCGCCGGCGAGGTAAGCCGCGATATTACCGACCGTCTGCTTATGCCGGATGACATTAAGCAGGCGCACGAAAAGGGTGTTATCCACTTCCATGACAGCGACTACTTTGTGCAGCACATGATGAACTGCTGTCTGATCAATCTGGAAGATATGCTCCAGAACGGCACAGTAATTTCCGGTACGCTGATTGAAAAGCCTCACTCCTTCTCGACTGCCTGTAATGTTGCTACCCAGATTATTGCCCAGGTAGCCAGTAATCAGTATGGCGGTCAGTCTATCTCCCTGTCCCACCTTGCCCCCTTTGTTGAGGTGAGCCGGCAAAAGATTCGCAAGCAGGTAGAGGCTGAGTTCCTGAAGATTTCTTCCCCGGACAACTTTGCAGACCCTGATAAAGTGATCTCAGATCTGGTCGAAGAGCGCGTCCGTGAAGAAGTAAAGAAGGGTGTTCAGACTATCCAGTATCAAGTGATTACCCTCATGACTACCAACGGTCAGGCTCCTTTCATTACCGTCTTTATGTATCTGAACGAGGTCAGCGATCCTCAGACCAAGAAAGATCTCGCTATGATCATCGAGGAGGTTGTGCGGCAGCGGTACCAAGGCGTCAAAAATGAGAAGGGCGTTTGGACGACACCGGCGTTCCCCAAGCTAATCTATGTGCTGGAAGAGGATAACATCACTGAGGATTCTCCCTACTGGTACTTGACCCAGCTGTGTGCCAAGTGCTCTGCCAAACGGCTGGTGCCCGACTACATCTCCGAAAAGAAGATGCGCGAGTACAAGCTGTCAAAGGGCGAAACCGAAGGTAACGGCGATTGCTATACCTGTATGGGATGCCGTAGCTTCTTGACACCCGACCGCTCCGGTAACGGCTGGGACAATGTTGCCAATGCCGGCAATTACCAGCCCGATAAGCCCAAGTATTACGGGCGTTTCAACCAGGGAGTCGTCACCATCAACCTCCCCGATGTTGCTCTGAGCGCTCTGAAAGTTTGGGAGGCAACCGGCGACCATAACGATATCCAGAATCTGTATGACACCTTCTGGGAGATTTTTGATGAGCGGCTGGAGCTGTGTCATAAGGCGCTGCAAATCCGTCACGAGCGTTTGAGCGGTACTCTGTCCGATGCTTCTCCTATCCACTGGCAGTACGGCGCTTTGGCCCGCCTGAAAAAGGGCGAAACCATCGACAAGCTGCTTCACGGCGGCTACTCCACCATCTCTTTGGGTTATGCTGGCCTATACGAATGTGTTATGGCGATGACTGGCAAGAGCCATACCGACCCGGACGGAGAGCCTTTTGCACTCAAGGTTATGCAGTACATGAACGACAAGTGCGCTGCATGGAAAGCCGCTGAGGATATCGACTATTCTCTCTACGGTACTCCTATTGAGAGCACCACCTATAAATTTGCCAAGTGTCTGCAAAAGCGCTTTGGTGTGATTGAGGGCATCACCGATAAGGGCTATATCACCAACTCCTATCACGTTCACGTCACAGAGCATATCAATGCTTTTGATAAGCTGAGATTTGAGTCTCAGTTCCAGAAGCTCTCTCCGGGCGGAGCAATCAGCTACATCGAAGTGGCAAACCTCTCTGACAACATTCCCGCCGTACTGACGGTGTTGAAGTACATCTACGACAACATCATGTATGCGGAGCTGAACACGAAATCCGACTACTGCCAGGTGTGCGGCTGGGATAAGGAAATCGAGATTGTGGACGACGATCGCGGCAAGCTGATTTGGAAGTGCCCCAACTGCGGGAATACCGATAAGAGCAAGATGAACATTGCGCGGCGTACCTGCGGCTACATCGGCCTGAATGACTGGAATCAGGGTAGAACGCAAGAAATCAAAGAACGTTATGTCCACCTGGGTGGCGACGAATGAACTACGCGAAGATCCGCAACTATGACATCGCAAACGGAGAGGGAGTCCGCACCTCCCTCTTCGTAAGCGGATGTACAAATCACTGCCCCGGCTGCTTTAATCCAGAGGAGCGGGATTTTAACTGTGGTAGACCATTCACAAAGGAGACTATCGCAGAGATCCACAAAATGCTTGCCAACCCTGTTATCTCAGGGCTTTCTCTACTTGGCGGAGATCCGCTTTGCCAGGACTATGGCGGGATTTATGATCTCATTGATCTTTGTTTCTACACGCATTCAATCGGTAAAACCGTGTGGCTATGGACTGGATTTATCTGGGAGGACTGCTACAATCCGCTTTTCCCGGACAAAGACGAGGATGACCACTCGTCTGCACAAATGGCTTTACTGACATCATGTGACGTTGTGGTTGACGGCCCCTTCAAAATGGAGCTGTCTGACCAGATGTTGAAATGGTGTGGTTCTGCAAATCAGCGGGTCATCGACGTACAGAAAACCTTGCGCCAAAAGAAAGTTGTCCTATATGAAGGTGAACACTATGAATGAAAAGATCGAATTTCGCTGTCCCAAATGCGGGAAGCTCCTGGACAGTATTACACTGGATTATCGGTTAAAGTGGCTATGTAGCAAATGTGCCGAGGATCAATCTGATGTTCTGCACTGTGAGCGTGGATGTAAGGTTAAAGCCGTGAATTTGGACGCCGGGTTGAGCTGTGATTCCAAACAGGCTCATGAGCTTTTGACAGAAGGTCAGGTTTACGAGGTTGAAAAGATTCATGTCGGTGGTTGGTGCTCCTCTATCCGGCTCAAAGAGTTTCCCGGTAAAGAGTTTAACACCGTACACTTCATTCGTTACGAATAGGAGGAAATATGGAGACTGTTGAAATTTTAGCAGGTGGCGAATTTGCCAATGCCGTAAAAAGTCTTGGCCTGACATCTGCCGTGTGTACTTACCATTATCAGCCTCAGCCTACGCATTGGCGTGAAGAATACCAAGTTTGGCTGTTGTCCAAAGAGGATTTTGACAATATCTGTGCTATCGACAACGATGACTGGAAGGACGATTGGGGCTGGTGGCGTCACGCTTATGGTTCTAATCTGGGCGCTGTTGACTGCGCCTATGTTATCAATGGTGAAAAGCTGATGGCGTGGGATGGTCTTCAGCGTAAAGAGTGGTGTCGGGATTGCAGTGATTGCGCCGGCACCGAAAAGGACAAGGACGAATGCTTTCACGACCATCAGTACCCCGACATTCTCATCTATCTTTGCGATGAAATTGGGGCTTCTACCGAGCGCAATGTTTGCGCTTGCACGATTGATCTGGCACGGCAAAACAACCTAACCCTTGCAGAGCTTTTCAAAAAGTATCTGGGATAGGTGGTGATGGTTGTGATCAAAATTCTCATATTAACCGAAGATCGTGATACTTGGGTTCAAAAAATCACTTCCGAATTGCGCAGTTATACCTGTCGCAAAATGCTTAATCCGTATCAAATCCAAAGCGGACTGTTCTTTTTTGAGATTCGATCTCATTATTCAGAGAATTGCAAAGGGGAATGTTGGTCTTGTGTTATTTTGGATCAGTATATCCCTCATGAGCTGGAAGTCTGTGTACTGCGCCCATGTGTAAAGAACAGTATCATCCGCACAAAAAACTATCAAATTGGTTGGGAGGCAAACGAAAATGCTCATCATTAACCTTTTTGGCGCTCCCGGTGCTGGTAAATCCACCGGAGCTGCCTATGTCTTCTCTCAGTTGAAAGCTGCCGGCGTTAATGCCGAGCTTGTCACCGAGTTCGCCAAAGACAAGGTATGGGAAGGAACAAAGGCCGTTTTCGAGAATCAGGCATACATCTTTGGCAAGCAGTATTTCCGCATCAGCCGGCTTGAGGGCAAGGTCGATGTGGTGATTACCGATTCACCTATCCTGCTTTCTGCGTTCTATAACGACAACGACCACGTGCTGGGTGAAGAGTTCGACAAACTGGTTTTCAAAGTCTTCGATTACTATAACCGCATCGACGTGTTTGTTCATCGGGTGAAACCCTATAACGAAGCAGGACGCTTCCAGACCGAGGAAGAGAGCGATGCAATCAGCAAAGAAATGCTGCGTTTCTTGGACAAGTTCGGTGTTGACTGTCTGCACATCAACGGCGATTTCGCAGGATATGACAGCCTGGTTGATACCGTACTGGACGCTTTGGCAGCAGACGGCAAGCCTTTTGTCTGCCCGCGCCCTTCTGATTCGGCAGAGGCGCTAACAATTAAGGTGCGCTATCTCAGCGATAAAATCCAACCATTGGAATATATCGACGGCAAGTCTGACTGGGTTGACCTTCGGGCAGCTGAGGATGTTGAGCTGAAGGCTGGTGAGTTCAAGCTGATCCCCCTGGGAATTGCTATGCAGCTTCCCAAGGGTTATGAAGCAATCGTAGCCCCTCGCAGCTCAACCTATAAGAATTTCGGTATTCGTCAAACCAACAGCATCGGCGTAATCGACGAGACTTACTGTGGTGACAACGACCAGTGGTATTTCCCCGCCCGTGCAGACCGCCATACCGTTATTCATGTCGGCGATCGTATCTGTCAGTTTCGCATTGAGAAGCACCAGCCCCAGCTGTTTTTCGAGCCGGTCGATACGCTGGGCAACGCTGATCGAGGCGGTATCGGCTCTACGGGAAAGAGGTGAGCGATGTGCCCCAGTCGAAGGTCATATGCTTCAATAAGGAGGGCTAAAGTGTGAATGAAACACCGATTTCACCCACATCTAAATGGTGTGACAATCAGTCCGTAGACGAGCTGGGCAAAGTAATCTGCTTGGCCCATCTCGCCGAGGCCAGAGTTCCAGACTGTCCATACAAAAGTAAGGAGGAGCGAGCGAGTGCCAAATATCCTTGCTCCGACTATGAAGAGGTGAGAACATGAAAGGTCTATTCCGAAAACGCGGCGGCGGTAAAACGACCGCATTAGTTTACACATCGGCGATAACCGGATATCCGATTATCGTACCAACTACCATCAACAAGCGTTACGTAAAAGACGTGGCACGGCGGGCAGGTGTATCTATCCCTGAACCGATTGTTATGTCTGAGGATACCAGAGGCCGTCGAATTGGTGGTGTACTCATTGACAACGCCGAAGAAATTATCCGGGCGTATGCTGCAGAGCATTTCAATGCCCCGGTCATAGCCTATACCATAACGGTAGACGGGGATGGTGATAGCGCATGAGCCTCCTCCCTAATACGGTCATCAATGGCAACTGCTTGGAAATCATGAAGGAAATTGATGATGCGAGCATTGACATGATCCTTTGTGATTTGCCTTATGGGGCGACTCAGAACTCATGGGACTCGGTTATCCCGCCTGCTCCGCTCTGGGAGCAGTATGAGCGGATTATCAAACCGAACGGTGCGATCCTGCTGTTCGGCCAGGATAAATTTACCGCTACCATGATGCTCTCTAACCCTAAGCTGCACCGCTACAATATCATCTGGGATAAGGTGCTAAAGAGCGGATTTCTCAACGCCAAGAAAATGCCGCTTAGAGAGCACGAGGATATTATGGTATTCTACAAATCTCCGCCGCCGTATCATCCGCAAATGACAGTTGGCGAGAAAAACCACACCAAGGGCAAGGCCGTAGGGAAACAGGCGGAAGACGTTCATTCTAACCGGAGCTATGGCAATTATACATTGGTAGAGTCGCCAGACGGTAACATGAAGTACCCAGCGTCAATTTGGCGCTTCCCTAAACCCCACCCGTCCGTAGCGCTCCACGCTACTGAAAAACCTGTTGATCTGTTGCGCTACGCAATCCGTACTTACACTGACAGGGATGCAATCGTTCTGGATAACTGTTGCGGCACCGGATCTACTCTCATTGCTGCCAAGCTGGAAGGACGCAGATACATTGGGATTGACAATGGCGTGTGCGATAAAAAGAAAAGCCCTTACTATGGAATGCCTTGGGCGCAAGTAGCTCAAATCAGATTGGAGGCGATCGACCATGAACCTGCCGATGAACCTGAACGACATCGACCTTTGGGAGAAGGAACTACTGAAGGGGTTTGCACTCCCTCTGGGGTTTCTGCCTGAAATCGGTGAAGTAGTGAACATTCTCGAACCGTTCAAAAGACTGACTATTTTTGAACCGGTCGAAAAAGACGGAGAGACAACCGAAAAGAAAGTCACTGTAGGTATCATATACCGCTCCGATGGCTTATATGCTTGGGATAACAGCAGAGTTGTACCCAACGAGTATGACGAGGCTATCAAATGGAGTCCAGCCAGCCAGCTCCCGGAATATGCCATTCGGCGTAAGGCTATTGTTACCAAGTTCGAGTACAAGCCGCTTCGATCCTTTACCGCTGATGACATCAAACTTCTTCGGTTGGACTATGCTTCACAAGATGATCCCCAGCTTCTTATGGAGGAATATCTGCCCATCAAGAACTTTGAGTTGTTGTATGGCTGGTGGAAGCAGCACTATAAAGCGACCCTGAAAGACTGCGACAATCCACAGGCCATTATCCTCCATCTTGCTTCAACAGACTGACAACAAACTTCATTAGCAACAAAGAAAATCACGGCTTCCCTCTTGACAAATTGGGAGGCCGTGATTATACTATGTATATAGCAACAAAGTAAATTATTCTATCCTTATAGGAGGACTGTCAAATGAAAGTAGCTATGGTAAAGCATAAGCCCTATGGCAAGGTATTCTGGTTCGAGATCCCTGAGCACCTTGTAGGCAAACTTCAGCCCGGATTTCGCGTGGCCTGTAATACAGCGCGTGGTCGGCGGTATGGCACCGTAGTGGCTGCGGATCTTGACGAGCAGGATGTGAAAGAGGTTATGTTGGCCTCCGGCGCTACCTTCCCGCTCTCCACAATCGAAGCCACCACCCAGAAGGTACTGATGAGCACCATCAAGATTCCGGGATATATGGCCCGCACAAAGCCCAGCGATGAGAAGATCGCAAAGCGTTTTCTGGAGTTCTATCATACCGGCCAGTTCAATACCAATGTTGCCCTGGACGATAACGCCGTCTTGATTGACGGCTATTCCGCCTATCTGGTAGCGCAAAAAGTCGGCCTCACGTTCCTCCCTGCAATCTACAAGGAGGTCTGAGGTATGCCCGGATTTGTAAAACCTACAAGAAAGGTCGTCAACATTGAAGACGCCTTTGGAGAGCTGATTGGGAAGAAACTCATAAAGGATCTCCATGACAATGAGGAGATTTGCCCTGTTTGTCATGGTACCGGCCTCCGTATCGAAGATAATCCTTATGGGTTGTCTGACGACCCCGATAAGAGAGCCGGCCAATTCCCCTACAATCACCAGTCTATCCGGTTCTGCCCGAACTGTTATAACGGTGTTGTACGTTTTTGCCCCGACTGTGGAAAGCAGATTCCGAGATACCGAACACTTTGCGACTGCGACGCAGTTGTGCAGCGCCGCCAGCAGGAAGAAAACCGCAAAGAAAAAGAACGGCTCGAAAAAGCAGAAAAGCACGAGCCGAATGCGCTCGGATCATTATTTACAATGGCACAAAGCGACTTTTACTCTCACAACGAAGGATATTTCAGCTGTTGGGAGGATTTCTTTGATAGCTGGAATGAAGATCGTGAAGAGTTCACGGAGAAGCCGCTGTACGTATGGGGAACCGAAGAGGTAGAGATGAGTTTCGATGCTTCAAGTATCGTATCCAATGCCTGTGAGGATATGTATGAAGATGCCTATGATGACATTGGAGCAGACGCTGTTGCTGAGATGCAGCGCTACCTCAACGAATGGAAAGAGAAATATGGGCGCACGTCCTATTTGCTGACTACCAAACACGCTATCCGTATTCCTTGGGAGGAGATGAAATAACAATGGCAAAGAAAAACGACAGTCTGGGCGACCGCATGAAAGGCTATGAGGGTGTTTCTCGCAACTTCTTAACCCGCCGTGTACCTGCGATTATCCGGCTTGACGGCAAGGCATTCCATACCTTCACGAAGGGCATGGAAAAACCTTTCGACCCCGTACTGACTCAGGCTATGCAGGAGACGATGAAGTATCTCTGTGAGAACATCCAGGGCTGTGTGCTTGGATACACTCAGTCCGATGAGATTACTCTGGTGCTGACAGACTATGCTACTATTCAGACCGACGCTTGGTTTGGCTATAACATTCAGAAAATGTGCAGTGTTTCGGCGTCGATGGCGACACTGGCCTTTAATAAGGCTTTTAATAAAGAAGTCGTGCAGTTCTTCTTGAGGAATGATATTGAAGATGCGCAACGCAATGGCGACACTTCTGATAGAGCATTAGCAAGCGCTATTCTATACGCTAATTATGATGCTTCTCTTAAAAGAGGTGCCATGTTCGATTCCCGCGCTTTCTCTGTCCCCAAGGAAGAGGTCTGTAACTGTCTGATCTGGCGGCAGCAGGACGCAACCCGAAACAGTATTGAGGCCGTAGGTCAGGCCAACTTTAGCCATCACGAGCTGCACAAAAAGACCTGCAACATGATTCAGGAAATGCTTTGGTCTCAGCGAGGCATTAACTGGAACGATTTCCCCACAGAGCTGAAGCGCGGTTCCTGTTGCATTAAACGGCGGTTTGAAGAAACCATCGACGATCCTCGCAACCCCGGCCAGAAAATTACCGTATGCCGTAACAGATGGATCATCGACCACGAAATTCCCATCTTCACTCAGGATCGGGAATATCTCGAAAGATTGATTTAAGGAGGCCATAAAAATGTCCCATATCTATGAGAATGATACGAAGCCCATTCTGAGCGACCCTCCGTATCTGTTGCAATTCATTTTGTCCGTGGCGCTGTCTGTGCTCTGTGGAGCAACCATCATGTTCATGTGGAACTGGTTCGTTGTCCCGCTCGGGCTTCCCGTGATTGGCCTGGTACAAGCGCTGGGGCTTGATACGCTCATCACATTCATTGTGACCACCAGAGTCAATACCAACCCCGACCCATTCTGGGATCGTTGGATCACTGCTATCACCTATGCGCTTCTCACACTGTTCGCCGGGTGGCTGCTCCATTTCTTCATGTAACCCAGGAGGATGTCATAATGGATACACAAATGGTATTGACCCACACAGGTAAAATCTACTTCAACCGATCGCTCGGTTTGGAGTTTCTTACCGTGGGTGACTACGGCAAAGAAAATAACATCAAAGCCGATTTCCTCGGCTTAACCAAAAAGATTGAGGGCGTTCAGCACCACGACGTTGACCTTATGGACAAGTGGGTTGCAACTATCAGCAGCCAGAAGGGATGCCCCATGAAGTGTACCTTCTGCGATGTTCATAAATACGGCTTCTTCGGAAATGCCTCTCTACCTGATCTGGAATATCAGATCCGCTACATCATTGAACATGAGGATATCCGTTTTACTAACCGTTTCAATGTCCATTACGCTCGCATGGGCGAGCCGACTTGGAATCCTGCGGTGCTGGATTTTACTGAGTCTCGATTGGACGACCTGGTTAAAGAGTGTGGTCTTCACGCTGTCACCATCCATCCCGTAGTTTCCACCATGATGCCTCGTAGCAATAACAACCTCTCCAGCTATTTGAAGCATTGGTGCGAAATCAAGAATACCCAGCGGCATGGTGAAGCTGGACTGCAACTTAGTATCAACAGCACTTCAGACGATCAGCGGGAAGCTCAGTTCGCCGGCAAATCTCTGAGCCTGAGAGAAATCGCTAATATCGCCAGCGATTTGCCTATGCCGGTTGGCAGAAAGTACACGTTGAACTTTGCTGTAACCGAAGCAACGATTTTGGACGCCAAAGTGCTCGACTCCCTCTTTGACCGCGATAAGTTTATCGTCAAGATTACCCCGATCCACCAAACCAAAGCCGCTCTGGAACACAACTACGATATCACTACCAGCTACGACGATTACAGTGTCTACGACAAATTCGAGCAGCCCTTACTTGATTTGGGCTGGGACGTAATCGTGTTTGTTCCCAGCAAGGAAGAGGATTCCGACCGCATTACCTGCGGCAACGCTCTTATTAGCGAGGTATAACACAATGACTGAACAAGAAAAACTAATCAATGTTGATCTGTATGGTGACGGTAGCCGTAACTCGCGGCTTCGCGCAGAGTACATTTATTGCGATCATGCCGATGTGTGTTCGGTATACAAGGAAGGAAAATGCTTCCGTAAAACGACACTATTTGGCGTTCGTTGTGAATTTGGCCGCATAACCTATGTTGATGGCGGCACAAAGAAAACCAAGATGTACGGTCGTGTTTATAGCGAGGCCAAAGACTCTGAGCGATACCATAAGCTCTCTTACCCCAACAACACCTACATCGCAAAAATCGGCGACGGTGCTTTTCTCGCGCCGCCCTATGTCAGAATCGAACGCGGCCCGGATTCCAGGCTATTCTGTCATAATCCTGGGTTCGGTTGCAATCGTCTCTTTGTCTCTATTGACGAGCTGACGCCAGACAATATCAATCGAATTTGCACCTACCATCCGCGTGCTATGCTTGGTGAAGAGATTAAGAGCTATCAAACAGAAATCATCCCGCTCTTTCTCCGCCAGTTGTCCAAATTGTTCCCGGAGCAGTACAACGCTTTCATCGCGGCGTTCCCGGATTATGAGCTGAAGGCTCCTGATTATCGTGGGAAATATGCGAAGCTGTCAACCTGCAATCGTGAGCTAACCTATCGTGATGCTCATGGTAACTCTTTCCGTTTTGACGGCAATGAGTTGGTATGCGACAAGTATCGGATTGGTGGGTTCATGCCGTTCTCATCCTCTGGTTACGCACAAATGCGTATTCCGGCGACAGATGATATGCAGGTAAAAATCACCGACAGCAACCAAGTCACGGATCAAACCGTTCTTATGTAATCATAAACCCTTAGTTAGCAACAAAGTAAATCAATCAGAGGTAGCAAAAATGAAAACCCATACTCTCAAATTCAAAGGATATCATGGGCGACCCAAAAAGATTGCTGAGATCCGTGATCTGAACGAAGCAGGCCAGCCCAAATCCGACCAGGATATTTTGGATGAGGCGTTTTTGCTGATTCATGCGTTCTGTGCCGAGCGCAATTTCAAAATCTATTACACCCGTACTTGGAATCACAATGGCGTCACCATTTTTGATGTAGGAAGCCATACTGAGTTCTTTCATCTTACCCCAGCGGTCAGTCTCTACGCGGACACCGCTTCATCAGAAAGGAGTAAACAAAATGGCTAAGGTTTCAACCAGAACCCCGCCGCTCATTTCCCTTTATTTCTGCCAAGAAAGAGGCGACCCTGACTATGGGTCTTGCCTCTGGGCAGTTTTTAACTTCGATCTCGAACGATATGAGCTGTCCATTACATCCGACTGTGGGAACTACGCCTACGGTTGGGTTCCTACCCACAAAAGCGAGAGCTTTATGCACCTCATGGCAAGGTTGGACTCCGGCTATCTGCTGGATAAGCTCGCCAGCCCGTGCGTTATCAATGAAGAAGCCACCTTTGAGGCTGTAAAAGAACTCATGGAGGCTTGGGGCGTTGATTTCTCAGAGACAGATCGTTGGGGAGATCCCGTATTCGACATGGACGAAATCAAAGACTGTTGCTATCAGAGCAACGAGCGAGATGTCCACGATGCCTTAGAGCGAAAGTTCGAGGGCACATCTATGGAAACCTGTGACGACTACGATCTCTGGGGCTGTATTCAAAAGGACTTCACGACCAACGCCAAGAAGATCGTGCAAGTATTTATGGATCATATTCGCCCCATGTGCAAGAAACTCTCCCTAAGTGATGTTCAAATAGCGGAGGCCGACAAAGACGGACGGCTGGTGGCGCTGCCGTCTGACAAAGCGTTGACCAATGCAGACCGTATGCGAGCTGCGACAAATCAGCAGTTGGCGAAACTGTTATACGATAACCAAAAAGAGTTTTGCAGGTTAATGTACAAAAATCTTGGGTTTGAAGATGAATTGACTTTTTCTGAGGATTACTCGGACATCTTAGCTTGGTTAAATGCACCAGCGGAGATGGGAGTAGTACAGGATAAGGATGAATGACTATGAAATACAACTTTGATGCAGGAGACTATGTTGAAACCAAAGGTGGTTCCAAAGGTTATATCAGCAATCCCAAAACCATGTGGTGGACGTGTACGTGCGAAGGATCAGATGGCTATAATGAGGGTCTTTCTTACACCGTTGCTGGTTTGGAAAAAAATAATCTGGCATTTTTTTATAATCGCATCGGAAGTTATGATTTTACCAAAAAGAATATCCCCAATCGGATTAAACCTCTGGACAGGGAATACACCAAATCCTTCTGTTTTCACAAAATAAACACACAGAATATCCAAGAATCTTTTACTGTTGATCTCGGCGTTATTTCCAACAAAATCAACGAACTCATTGCTGCTGTCAATGAACTGAGGGAGAACCATGAGTAAAATCAAATTGTTGTCAAAACTTGACCTTGCGGTAATCGAAAAAAATAACGGCAAAAAAAACGATGCCAAGCGGTATTCACCCCTAAACGTTTTATGCCTCTGCTTGATTATGACAAAGTATTGGACAAGCTGAATGAGCTTGTTGAAGCTGTAAACCGATTGGAGGAAAAGATTGATCAATAAAATCTGCGGCAACTGTGCCTATTATACCGACGGGCAAGACTTCCTACTGATCGCAAGCGGATTGGAACTGAATACAGAACCTTCCATTGGTTGTTTGGGATACGCAAGCGCACCAGCTTGTGACGATTATAAGCCATTGAGCACGAAGTATGCTGACTCAGGCAAAAACATGATAACGTTTAATTAAATGAACAAAAATGCCGAAAATGTCAAATATAATGAGGGTTAGGAGTTAAACCATGAGTAGTTGGACATATGTGAGAGGTTTGATTGAGGCAGAGACTTTCGCTCAGAGTGATGCGGAAGCTATCTTCAAATCTCAAACCATCGTAGATCATTTGCCACGCATCACTGGTTCCGAAGGACCGGCCAGTATTGTCGTCGTTCCAAAACCGGGCTGGCATAATAACAGCGGTTTTACGGATGAACTGGGGCATTTCTCAAACTTGGGCAAAGGGCGGCACGGCAGTTTCCCTGTAAAGTCAACTGTTCTCTTAGTATTGCACGGTAATCTGCGGGATCGGTGGTTCTCACAAACCTTGTATGAGGTAACAAAATGCCTTGCCAGATTATCCTCTCGGCTTTACGTCCGCGACTGTTTGGTATGTGTTTCCGGGTTTGACCAGCAGTTCATTTTTGATAGCCCTGACTGGATCTGTCAAATGCCTGACAGCGGATGGGATCGTAAACTGGTAAACTGGGGAGCAATCCCGAAAAGTAATATGAACGATGTTTCCGAACTGGACGAAGGAGAATGACGACAATGAATACTCTCCCTTCTCTCAGCGACGGTCTAAAAATTTTCGCTGTCAACGCTGGATACCGTAAAACCGACGTAGGTACGAACTGGTATTATGTCCGAGCCAAGAATGCCCGTGAAGCCCGCAAGCGCTTCAAAGACCGGATAACCTGGCTTGATGTCTATGGCATCCGTGAAGTTACTGACGCCGCACTAATCCAAGATGTGCTTAGTTCTCCGAGAAAGTATATCTGCTTCTGATGGAGGGCGAGATGGGAAAGAGAAAACATAAAGCTCCGCAAATGCCAGCTTGGTTTTGGTACGGCATTGTAGACGGCTGCTGGTGCTGCAAAAATCGCCATAACTGCAACCAGTGTAAAGAAGTCCGTAAATACCGCAAGCAGCATTTCCCACCCAAAGAAAAAAGTAGGCATGGCAAAGCCGATCATGATGATCGAGGAGAATAACCATGAGAGCAACAAAGCAATTCAATAACGTAGACACCCAGAGCAAAATCACAATCAACACTGACGAGCTTCAGGCCATGTTGAGTTGTGGCCGGTATTCTGCCATACAGATTGGCGAGGCTGCTGAGGCTCGTATCCAGATCGGGAAGCGAATCTTCTGGAATGTCGAAAAAATCAAAAGCTACATCAACTCTATTTCTGTATAGGAGACTGCCGTATGAACACTTACCTGACCATCATGGTGACGATCTTAGTTCTTACTCAGATTGTCCGTATCATTCAAAACACCATTCAGCTTCGCCGGCAGTATAAGCTGTTTCAGGCTCAACTCGGACAGCTGGATGACATCACCCAAGAGGATCTTGATATGCAACGCAGAGCATATCGTTTGATCGTAGATCACTTTGAACGCAAGAGGAGTGAGGCGTAATGACCAAAAAAGAAGCCATTCATTTCCTCTATCAAATTGCCGATGAGATACAGTCATTCCTTGACAAAACCTCATCCCCCAAAGGGCAATGGACTTCTCACAAACGCCTCGAAGCATTAAGTATGGCAATTTCCGCCTTATACGATCTGTTCCAGGCCGAAGAAGACGGCAGGCTAATCATCCCGCCTTGTAAAGTAGGAGATACGGTATGGGTTATCACTGGCACAGCAATAAAGCTCTGTACCGTAGATCGCATTCATATTTTGGGGAACGGGCAAGTGCAAATAAGGGCGAAATACTTTGTCACAGATAATATCTACCTGTATCCCGATATGTTTGGGAAAACTGTGTTTCTAACTTGCGCCGAAGCGGAAGCTGCCATAGAAGCACGGAAGGGAGGCAAAGAGTAATGACCAACTATGAAAACTTAAAAGCCGCAGCGCAAAGTCTGGGCGACTTCTGTGACAACCACGAAGACTGTGACGGCTGCACATTGAGCGCACTGTGCGAGTGTATGCCGGCAGCTCTCCCGAAGTTGATAAATGCGATTGCCGAGAACAAAGAGAAAAGCGGGGGCAAGAAATGAAACGAGTATTTGCGATCCTTCTGACAGCAATGTTGCTAACCGGGTGTACTTCGGAAAATGTACGTGCGATACAGAGCAGCAGTACAAACATCACGATTACGACATACAACAACTATTCAGTTCAAGGATATACCATCCGAGAAATAGAGGACGGCTATGTGGTAACGGTGGAGGTGAATCCAAAATGACCATGGAAGAGGCTATCCAACAGTTGGATGGGGCCGAAATGATGCTCTTAAACCGCGAGTTCATTCAGTTCAATCAGGCTATCATTATGGCAATCTCAGCCCTCCGTACCCAACAGAAGCAGGAGAACGAATGTGCAAAGTGTAGCGGCATTGTGTATCGTCAAACAGACAGCGGGAAAATCATTCCAGTTGGTCAACGGTGTGGCGCAAAAATTACACCTCCCTGCTATGTGCCGGATGGAGATGGATGTGCTTATCAAATCTATGGAGACAACGACGATGAGCCAATAGGCCGTTGTAAATCTTGCCCATTGTGCCAAAGCGATAAGATCAGACATAAACAAGAGTCTGTACACAATGATCCTCTGGTGCTTGATGAGCTACGACAGATGCGCGGTGAACCTGTATGGTGTAAAGAGTTAGAATGCTACGGCATTGTGAAGATGGAGAAAGTCGGAAGCTGGGCGAACGAGCTATTTTTGGTTGGAACATGGCATAATGGCGATGCCGCCGTAAACTTTGAGTACGACATCAAATCACGCGGTCTTACGCTTTACCGGCATAAGCCGGAGGAGGGGACGGTATGAGCAAGCCCATGAGCGAGCAAATGCAGAAATTGGCAGCTCGATACGAAAAGGCGACTGGTAAGAAGTTCAATGCGAAAACGAATGCACAGAAAATCCGTTCCATGACAGACGAGGAGCTGGCGAAATTGTTTGAAGAACTTTGCTACGACAGCATGGCGCATCGTGCCAAATATTGGCTACACTGGCTCCAGCAGCCAGCGGAGGAGGAACCGAAATGAACTTTAAGCAGTTTATCCGGTGGAGATTGGTTTGCTTTGTTCAAACTCACATCAGGCATTGCCAGGAATGCCTTGGCAGTAATGGGCACTGCCAAGAGTGTAACGACTGGCACCATTTGTTCCGCAGAGACTGGCAACGGACATATTGGAGAAGGAAGTTCTGACCATGAGCAATAACGCGAACTGCATCACCTGTAGGCACAAAAAGGACTTCTTAGTTCCGTGCGATTGGTTGAAAAACCAAAGAGCAGTGATTATGCCGCCCTGCCCAAGATACGAGTCCGAAGAGGAGGATACCGATGCCCGAATTAAACTTAAAGCCATTACCTTGCCTAATTTGAAACCGTGCTATGGGAAGTGCAATCTTTGCATTTGGAAATACAACGGCGGATGCTCTGAATGGAACGGGTGGGGCACTAATTAGAAAATGCAAAAAAAGAGCGTAGGTGAAAACCCTACGCTCTTATAGCTTTAGATTTCTTCGCCATTATCATTTCTGAGAAATCTTCCTTCAAAATGACAGTCCAGTGCATTGGCGATCTCTGCTAATTCCTTTTCACTGAAATTATCACGTCTGAATTTACCACTAAGATTTTGAGAAGTACAGTTAAGCCGCGACGCTAATTCTTTCAAAGTCATGTTACGCTTGATAAGTGCAATTTTGATTTTCTCGGCCATTGCCATACTAACACCTCACAATCTTTGCTAAATCATTATAAATTGCTAAAGCACAAAAATCAATAGACAGTTTTCAAAGTAACCTATTAGCGATTTTATCGCTTGACTTTAGAAACCCCTCAAGATATTATGTAACTGTAGACTTACCATCGAAACAAAGGAGGATGATAAGTATGGCTGGCTTAAAACGAACAGACAACAAAGGCCGTATCTTAAAAGACGGCGAAACCCAAAGGAAAGACGGTACCTACCGTTTTACTTACACCGACGCAGATGGTGTTCGGCATGACGTGTATAGCAAACGGCTCGTTCCCACCGACCGCGTTCCTCCGGGCTGTAAAGATGACCTTAGTCTGAGAGAAAAGGAACGCAAAATCAACCGTGATCTGGAAGACGGTATCAAGGCTGCGGTCGAAAACAAGGCTACGCTCAATGATCTGTTCGAGCTGTATATGGCAAACAAGCCCGAACTGAAAGATACCACTCGTAGCAATTACCTCTATATGTATAACAAGTATGTGAGGAATGATATTGGCAAGAAAAAGATAGCCAGTATCAAATATTCAGATGTCAAGGCTTTCTATAACAAGCTCATCAAAGAGAAGGGCTTTAAGCCTAACTCTATGGAAATTATTCACACCATCATTCACCCCGTATTTACTCTGGCCGTCCGTGATAACTACATCCGTATCAACCCGGCTACCGGAGCAATGGCGGAAATCAAAAAGAGCCACAACTGGGAGAAGCCAAAGCGTCACGCGCTGACCATCGCAGAGCAGACGGCATTTATTGACTATATGAGGAATCACAAGGTTTATAATCATTGGCTCCCCTTGTTCACTGTCTTGCTTGGTACTGGATGCCGTATCGGTGAAGCCATTGGTCTGCGCTGGGAAGACTGCGACTTTGACGAAGGAATCATCAGTATCAACCACAATATGGTCTACCGAAAGTATGAGGAAGACGAAAAGGCACGTTTCCATATCGTAACACCAAAAACAAGCGCCGGCGTCCGTATTGTGCCTATGTTGTCAGAGGTCAAAGCCGCTCTGCAAGCAGAATGGGAAACACAAAAGATAGTCGGGTTCAATGAGTCCGTTGTTGACGGGTATACTGGCTTCATCTTCCAAAACCGCTACGGCGATCCTCTCTCTCCTCATAGTGTCAACCGAGCTATTGACCGTATTTGTGCCGCCTACATCGAAGATGAAACGGTGCTGGCCGATCAAGAGGGGCGAGATCCCGTATTGATTCGTCACTTTTCTGCTCATAATCTGCGTCATACTTTCTGTACGCGGTTTTGTGAGAACGAGCGGAATATCAAAGTCATTCAGGAAATCATGGGTCATGCTGATATTGAAACTACCATGAACATCTATGCCGAAGCTACGAAGGAAAAGAAGAAAGAATCTTTCTCCAACCTCGAAGGAAAAATCAAGATCTCTTGAGGAGGATTTCAATGGGAAAGCTGATAGACCTTACCGACCGCACATTCGATATGCTGACCGTTATAAAAAGGGTTGAGGACAGAAAACCAGGCCGTCCTATGTGGTTGTGCCAGTGTGAGTGCGGCAATACCGTTGTCGTGTCCTCTACAAATCTGCTACGAACCAATAGTACAAAATCATGCGGCTGTCTTCGGCATACTTCCTCTCCCACCCTCATTGATTTGAGGGGCAAAACATTTGGCAAGTTGAAAGTAATAGAGAAAGACCCAGACTCAAAACCAGGTAAAGCGAAATGGGTTTGCGAATGCAAATGCGGAAACATCGTGTCTGTCCTCTCCGATAGTCTCCGCAATGGAAAAACCAGATCCTGCGGTTGCGCCCGATCTCAGATCAAGCATGACCTTACAAATCAGACGTTCGGTTTTCTTAACGTAATCGAGCCGGTAAAAAACGAGAGGATCAAAGGTAATGAAACTCGCTGGAAATGCCTCTGCCAGAATTGTGGACGCACCGTTGAGGTTAGCAGCTATTGGTTGAGGCATAGCGATCCCTATGGACACTGTAAATGTACCAGATTTAACAAACCTTTGTAAAAGCCATCTACAGCCTCTCTAAGCGCTTCAAATCTTAAAGGTAAAACTTACCCTCGAACAATTTAATCGCCGCTCCTGCGTTGCCCAGCGGCTCCGCTGGCAAAAAAATAGGGTACAGAAATCCATTGCGGAAATCTGTACCCTATCTTTATTTTCTTGTCAAAAAAATAGGGAGTCAGCCCGTAGGCCAACCCCCTGGTAAAAGAACCAACATTCGATTAGTCGCAACTTTGTCAATATAGATACTTCACAAGATCATCAGAAAGAAAATCTTTGATAACCAATGGAGGCTTTTTATCTTTATCAGCGTATGTCATTGTAGAATACTTGTCCACAGAAGCATCCTTAGAAAAGATAAAATCAATGAACTCCGCGTCAGCGCTACTCTCAATCGCTTTATCCTTCACACGCAATGTTCTGGGTAAAAACCAATCGTTTATCTTATTTCCTTCCAAATCAAGATTCTCAGACAAACCAATCGTAAAATCTAAATTGGTTACACCGATTTTGTAAGTAAGGGTGACAGTCTTCATATCTTTTACAACGCATACAACATTATTTGTCAGTGCGGGCAACATCGTCAAGCACGGAAGTTTTCTCTTCGCACCTCTGTATGTATGCTCCCTGTCATAGAAGATCTGACCAGCAGACAGCATTGAACTTTTTGCTTTGTCATAAAATTCTTGAGCACTGATAGAAGAATTTACGCCAGTCAAGTGTCTGAAGCGATCTGTCGGAAAAACTACTTCAAAGTAAGATTCTCCATACACATATAAGAAAACTCTACCAGCGAGTTTGTCCCGATACACTTCTGAGGCAGTTATGATTTGCTTGCGGATCTGTTCGTCCTTGATATTTTTTGTATCCAT